TTCTTCCTCTTCATAGTCTTCTTCATCCTCTAGATTCCACTCAGGACTAACCCAATCATCATCGCTAGGCGGATCCTCTTGATAATCATTATCATTTATAGGAAATTTCGTCGAATTATTTTTATTTTCTTCAACAATATCAGTACTTTGGGCCTCTTTTTTGGCACGAGTCGTGTCACTTTTATTTTCAGAAGTCTTTATGAGACCTTCACGGATTTGTCCTATTAGTCTAGAGTATCTATTGGCTAAGGCCTTTTGGCTGAATAAAGATACGCCATATCTCTCTATTATTTCTTCTGAAATAGCCTTACAAGCAGCACTAATAGATATATCGTGCTCTTGTTTAAGAGCATCCACACGTTTAACTAAACCTACTTCACACAAAGTACAACCCGGCATATAGTCTAAGTCTTTTACTTTATTTTTGCTACCTTCTAATCTTGCCATTGTTACTCCTTTATAATTAGTCCACTTTAGCCTATAGGCATTAATGGATGAAAATCCGCCGGCTTTTACACCGACGGAACACTTCTTAGTTTACCGGAACTTCGTTCAATGCACAGTTATGCTTAAGAGCATAGGCAAGAACATACTGTTGCCCTACATAGAACTTAGCATTTTTCTCAGCTTTAGCAGCTCCGGAAGCGAGCAGAGCCTTGAAAAGATCTTCACGAGTAGCCACAGGATTCTCGCTAAACAGAGCGTGAATACACTGAGCAACTTTTCCACCACGTGAAGTGGCTACACGGGCCGCACGAGTTTTCTCAGGAAGGGTGATTGTGTTCTCTTCACAATATTTAGTGATAAGAGTAAGAACACGAGTAGAGTTGGCACCGTTGACTTCCTCAGCAATCTCAATAGCACTTGCGGCAACTTGATCCCACGTCTCAATAGACTCCCAATCTGACTCAACAATCTGAGCAGTAACTTCGGCAGTGACCACTTTAGGATCTACGATAAGACCCTTAGCAATTCCGATTGCTTTATACATAGCATTGATTTTACCGAAAGGGACCTTGGCTTTGAACATTTCACCCTTGATTTCATCTTCAGTATCACCTGCTTTAAAACCTGAGGCTACGATTTCAGCGATAGGATCGACTACGGTACTTTCAGTTTCTACGGTTGTTTTAGTCATTTTGTTCTCCTTTTGAATTTTGACTTCTTTTTCAGCGAATATATAAGGTAGCAAAGGTGCTATGCCTTCGGCGAATTTGCCTGAAAACATTCTCATCCATCCGTGTGGTACTTGCCACTCAAATCTATAATTGTTCTTTTGGATTTTAACTCTATAGGTTTTTCCATTAAATTTAATTTTATAATGGCCCCATCGATCTACTTTGATGAGTTTGTCCATCTCAATACAAAAATTTGATTTAGCTGTTTGATGCTTACTCATTGTTGGTTCTCCTTATTTAGCGTCGTGGATAGCCCACATTTCATCTTCAGTTATTTCTTTCTTGATTTTTCTCATCAGTAAGTCTCCACTCAATTCACTAAGTTTTCTCATGCCCTTACAAACATGATTATTAAAATCAATGTTATTCATTTTTGCTCCGCATCGGCTACATACTGCTGTGTAACTACTCATTGTTGGTTCTCCTTAAAAAGATTATTTGTTTATCGTACGCTTTATATAATAGTAACTCCTTTCTGGTTTGTAAACCTTTTATTTCTCTTTCTGTATCTTTTTTTTCATTCTTGTTGCCTCCCTATATAATATAGCCCCTCTTATGATCTCAAATCAGTTCCACTGATACTTAGCATAAGCTAGGCTTAGCTTAGTAACGTCTTAGAATTATTATATAAATTTCTTGTGTACATTCTTATCCATATGATATATAATATGATATTGATGAGGATAGTCTAGGTAGCTCCTAGATAAATAGCCGTTCTAGGGAAACTCCGAGACCTAGAGCGGCTTCCTTTCCTTTCTCGGAGTCAGGAGACAGTATGATAGTACACTTTATATACTTAAGCCACAAGGTAGTAAAATGAAGGCTGCCTTTGCTGATGGCGGCATAACAAGCATAAGTCTAACACCAAAAGAATTTAGCTCATTTAAAGAGCTCAGCACTTTTATATTAGGCATTTGTTCTAAGCCACTCCATGTACCTAAGAATAGTGCGGGATATTTTATAAGAGGCGGTGACCTAGAATTAATAAAATCACATACTACCACAGGTGGTATAGTTTATACTGATTCTTATCTAAGATTAGATAAAGGATTAAAATCAGCCTCTCTACTCATTCTCGATGTAGACAATGGCCCTAACTCAATAGCACCTACTCTTCAAGAAGTTTCAACCTCCCTAAAACGCTTAGGTTATTCCCACTTTGGATATACCACTAGCTCACATACGGTGGAAAAGCCCAAATGTAGACTCGTTATACCTTGCGACCTACCATCTAAAGCTTATCTAGCACCAACTATACAAGCCCTAAAAGCCCTCCTATCAGAAGTTAGCTGCTTTCCATTAGCTAGCGGCCAAGAAGAAAGGGTATGGTCTAACGCATGGTTCTTTCCTGTGTACCATGAGAATAGTTTTGCGCTCTCTTGGATAGGTAAAGACTTTATTCCTGTTTCGCCTATTACTGTTAATATTCAAAAATCCGCACCACAACCTTCGTCCAAAATACTTAGCTTAGTCAAGATTGTCCAAGCAGGAATAGCTGGCACTGGTTTGCATGAAGCTACTAATAAAATTGCCTCAGGTCAAGTAATGGACGGCATTCCACCTGCTACTGCTATAGCAATGACTCGTGGATTAATGTCTTCTTATTCAGGAACTCCTCGGCAAATTGAGAACTATAATGCCGTACAACGGATGGTTGACAATACAGTTAACAATAATAAGGCTAAGCTAGCTGAGTGGACTGATCCTTTGCCTATGCCTAGTTCTTACGAGTTGTATAAAGAAGTACAATTTCCCACACAATGGATGCCAGAAAGCATGATGAAAGCAGCACAGGAAATTGCTGACTTTAATTTAATGTCTGTTCATGATGTTATTCCTGCTCTTATTATTTGTAATAATATGAGTATTAATAAAAAGGCCAAAGTACAAGCTGGATCTAAAAGCATTGAATCATATTTCCATTTGACAGCATTTTTTATAGCTAAATCTGGTAGATTTAAGTCAGGCGTATATGATCAAGTATTAGCTGGGTTAGTAAAAGCTAATAAAGAACTAGTAGATAAGTTCAATAAAGAAGAACCACGTGTGCAAATGACTATTAAAGCCATAGGTAAAGCTATTTCTAAAGCAGAAAATATGGCTGTAAAGTCACAAGATGACTCACCAGTATCTTTATCTGATATTTTAAATAAGCTATCTGACTCAAATGAGCTAGTAGACGAGCTAGATAGATTAGAAAATAGGCGTATTCCTGGCATGTTTGTTGATGATATTACAGAAGAAGGTGCTGTAGATAAAGCCTTTAAAGCTGGCGGTGTTATTAATTACGTCGCTGAAGAAGGCCAAGGTATTTTATCTGCCTGGACAAATAAATATAATAAGTCAGAATCTGGCACTGATTTTGCTCTAAGAGGTATGTCTGGATCTATGTATAGACATGATAGAAAAGGTTCTGATAGGTCTTTAGAGTTCAGGCCAGTAGCATCTGGAATGATATTTGTGCAGCCAGATATATATGAAACACAGTTCATAAACAATTCTAATATAAATTCTAGTGGTATGGCAGCTAGAATATTGCCAATATATTGGAAAGAACCTGACTATAAAAACACTAAAAAGACTAGAAAAAATAACGAAATAGACAAAACTAAGCTACAAGAATATTGGGATACTATATATAAATTAGCCATGTTTACTGACGAAGGTCGTGATTTTAGATACGAAACCGATGATATGGAAAGCCCACAATTGATAAAACCATGTACTAAAATCTGTATAAATGATAACCACATTGACAAATACAACTCTTTATTCAATAAATATTGGCACAAATATGCTGAAGGCGAAGAACATGAAGGTAAGCAAGAACTACTAAATAAATGTAATACTCTTGCTTATATTATAGCTGGCGGTATCTATGCTTACAATAATGTAGATACTTTTTTCTATGAGAAAGTCCACCAAATGGATACATTATTTTTTAATTGTGTAGCCTCTATTACTGAATATTTAGTACAAAAGAAGAGTGTAGAATTTAAACTAAAAACCCACGCCGTTAGGGTCAAAGGTGCTAAAAAAGTATTAAAGACGTTGACTTCTCCAGCTAATATAGAGCTAAGCCTAGCTGGAATTAGTGTTTCAGTGTTCCACAGGATGACAAATTATAGACGACCTAAGACAGATACCACTCTTATTGATGAGGGTCAAGTACAGTTAATGGAGCTAGGTTACTTGCGTGTTGATGGCGATAAACTAGTCTTAAACCCTAAATACGAGGGTTTTATTGATAAATGCTAGGCGTTCAAGAATATTCTGATCTTATAATTCACGATTCAAGCCCTAAGTATATTTTGAAATATATAAAAATATGTAGATATATCAGTATATTATAACTTATTTATTGTAATATTTAGAAATATGAAAATATACATAGGCTCTGAATAGTGAATTATTTAATCAAAATATGTACAAAAGCCCTATTAAAATGTATAATATGTACAAAGTAAATCTAAGGAGTGGAAAATGGAAGTGATAGGCATACTTGAAAGAGCAATAGAAAAAGAATTAGAAGAATACTGTGAAAACACTTTAAATAAGGTATTAAAAAAGATTATACGTATAGAGAAATACTACAAAGAATTGGCCATCACTACAGCTGTAATAACTATAAAAGATAGTAAGATATCTATAAAAGTTAAAGTAAAAATCGTCGAGGGTTGAAATGAATGCCGAGGAAATAAGAAGGAAATTTATAGCAGATAATGCAGAATCTTTGCTAGCAGAATTGAAGACAGTATTAGAAGGTACTGGTGAGTTTTCTAGCAAGAGTGGCATTTGGTTAGGCTATGCATTTGAGCGTATATCTAAGATGGTGGATACCGCTAATGACCTTAAAGTGATAGAAGCTACTACCACAACAGAAATAATAAAGGCTGTTAGTAAAGGTAAGATCACCATGTCAGAAGCTAAAGAATTAATGAATCTCCTCAAGGTGGAAAGTGACATTAAATGTGATATGCTAGGTGACAGTGTTAAGCTACCTGAGTTGAACATTACTATAAGGAAAGAAGATGGATCTGGAACTAAGTAAACCACAGGCTGAGTTCTTTACCTCGACTGCTAAGTCAGTAGCTTGCGTGGCGGGCTTTGGCTCAGGCAAGACTGAGGTGGCCATGTTCCGCATGTTTACTACTATGTTTGCTTTGCCAAAGGCTAATATGCTGTATCTAGCGCCTACCTATCCGCTGATCAAAGATATCTGGTATCCTAAGGTGGAAACATTCTTAGATGAGTTAGCTGTAGGCTATAGGATTAACCGCTCAGAGAATACCATTCAAGTACACGGAGCAGGTAAAGTATTCTGTAGGACAATGGAGCATCCGCATAGGATTATCGGCTTTGAGGTTCTGGATGCATACCTGGATGAAATTGATGTATTGCCTGAGGATAAGGCAATGGAAGTCTGGCGCAAGACTAAGGCTAGATGTAGGCAGAAGATCGCTAGTAAGCGCAACCAGATGTTTGTTACTACTACGCCTGAGGGTTTTAAAGCTACATACTCACTGTTTAAGAAAGAGCCTGTGCCTGGCGCACATCTTATCCAGATGTCTACCTATAGTAATGCACATAACCTACCTGATGACTATATTGATGAGCTGAGGGCTAACTACCCCTCACAGTTGATTGAAGCATACATTAATGGGGAGTTTGTCAATTTGGTAGCAATGCCAGTATGGAATGAATACGATGAGGTGAAAAATGGATCTACTGAGAAGGTTGGACAAGCTGATGCCCTGCTGGTTGGAATGGACTTTAATGTTGGTCGTGGGTGTGCTGTTATTTATGTCAATCGTGATAATAAGCTACACGCTGTCGATGAGGTCTACAACTCCTATGATACGCCAGACACAATCAGAGTTCTCACAGAGCGGTACCCTACCCACAATATTACAGTGTACCCAGATGCTAGTGGAGGGGCACGAAAGAGCGTCAATGCCACAACCAGTGATTTGGCTCTCCTGCGTCAAGCAGGCTACAAAGTAAAGGCAAATAAGAAGAATCCAAATATCAAGGACAGGGTGATGGCTACTAATAGAATGTTCTGTAACGGGCTACAAGAGAGGAGTTTATTCGTTAATAAAGATATGTGCCCTAACTTCAGCGATACACTAGTTAAACAGGTATATGATAAGAACAGTTTGCCCGAGAAGGGCGATGGCAAGTATGATGATATGGCTGACGCAGGCAGTTATCCTATAGCATTTATGTATCCAATTAAGAAAAGCAATACGAAAAGGATGGAGCTGTAAATATGACCAAAAATAAAAAGGTAATGATTTCAGTACGTTACCCCTAGAAATGATAGTCGCTTTCAACAGCAAATTTTATTAATGATTTCAGTAAGTTATGCTGATATCAAAGCTCCTTAACTTGAACGGATTTTGAGGGCCTTGCATATCCTCTATCCAGATTGCTTACGGAGCACAAAACACTAGGGAGATTGATTATGGCATTTGATTACGAGAATAAAGATACGGGCGGCGGAACAGCTACTACTATTAATAAGGGAGATGCTGATTCAGTAAGTGTTAAGAGTAGGGATGTTCAGGAGTGGATGGATAGATCCCTGCTTCCGAGGACACTGATCCAAGGAACATATGGCATGAAGAAGGCTGGTAACTCTTTTCTTCCTGCTCATACCTTGGAATCTACTAAGGCATATAATGGAAGGCTTAGTAGGTCTACTCTGCTTAATGCCTTTAAGAAAACAGCCTCTTTCCTAGCAGGTCAGGTATTCCAGTCTGATGTGGTATTTGATGATGGTGTTGATCCTGCCTTTGAGGAGTGGGCAGAGTCTATTGATGCTGCTGAGAATAGTCTTGATGTGTTTGCCAAGAGGGTGTTCCAGAATGGCATATCCAAGGGAGTAGCTCACGTCTTTATTGATGTCCCTAAGAAGGAAGCTGATGTGGTTAGTCAGAAGGATGAGAAAGATGCTGGCATTAGGCCATATTTCAAGGAGATTAAGCCAGAGGATGTCCTAGGGGCTATCATAAATGAGGATGGCTTCCTAGTACAACTAAGGATATCTGAGTCTGTGGTGCTACGAGTAGGTAAGTATGGCACTAAGATAGTCCAGAGGGTAAGAGTATTAGAGCCAGGTCTATGGGAACTGTATGAAATGGATGATAATGGTGCCTCCTCTATGATTGATAGTGGGGCCTTCTCTATCCCCATTATACCTCTTGTAACCTTCATACCTGGAGATGAGTGGACTATCATTACTGGTGAGACTCCTATTATGGATCTGGCTGAGCTTAACTCTAAGCACTGGAGATCTATGTCAGACCAAGATAACATCCTATCTGTGGCAAGAGTCCCTATCCTATTTGGTAAGAACATAGAGATTGAGAAGATGCCAGTAGGGACTGCTACCATGGTAACCAGTGAAGACAATGATGCAGACATGAAGTTCATAGAGATTCAAGGTAATGCTATTGCTGCTGGTAGAGAAGACCTGAAAGAGACAGAAGCACAGATGGCTCTTTATGGTTTACAGCAGCTTGTCCCAAGGACTGGGAATATGACTGCTACTGAGAAGGCCCTTACCTCTGCAGAGAGTAATAGCAGTCTAGGGACATGGGCTACTGAATTTGAGTCTGTTCTTAATGCTTGTTTCGATATAGCAGGGCAGTTTATGGGCAAGGAGTGGCCTGATAATGGGCTGGCTGTAAACAAGGAATATAACTTTGGTGTGGCAGATCCTGAAGAGCTTAATGCCATCCTCAAGTCTAATGAGCAGGGCATACTATCAGCACAAGCTACTTTCTCTGAGTTCAGGAGAAGGGGAGTGTACGAAGAGCATCTCAGCTGGGAAGATATGGAAGCAGACCTTGAGCAAGAGAAGCGTGATAATATTGATATGGCAAGGATGGCTGGAGCAGCCTTTGGTGATGCTCCTGGGGACGACAGCAATGAGACCTCAGAGGAAAAGGCTGCTAGGGAGAAGGAAGAAGCAAATAAAAAGGATGGTAATAAGTAATGGCAACCACAGGCGTAACATTAAAATCAGCTGAAATAGTAGCTTATGCTATACTGCAATGCACAGACACCTTTGACTTGCAAAGCTCTGT